TTTTATCATATTATTAACCATATGAAGTTGCCGCTAATTTTTGCCTAGCTGTACCAACTCCTGTAACATCTGCCGCAACTACACCACTATTATTAACTAAATTAGACATTGAAACTTTAGATGACGTTTCTCCATACGCAAAAATAGCTGTGCCAATACCATACTTTGTTGCTGCTAGATTACCTCTTGCAGTTCCAACACCAGATACATCTGATGAAGCTACACCAGTATTTGAAATTAAATTAGTCATTGAAACCCTACCACCATTAGGACCACCATAACCAAATAAAGCTTTATCTTCTCCATATTCAGCTGCTGCTAGGTAAGGTCTTGCAGTCCCTACTCCTGTAACATCTGCCGCAACTACACCAGTATTTGAAACTAAATTAGTCATTGAAACCATAGGGCCCGTATCACCATAACCAAAAATTCCTTTATCTCCACCATAACCAGCTGCTGCTAAATAGGCTCTAGATGTACCAACACCAGTAACATCTGTTGCGACTACACCAGAATTACTAACTAAGTTAGTCATACTTTGATAACCTCCAACATAACCATACCCAAATATTGCTTTGTCTGTACCATATTCAGTAGCTGCTAATATAAATCTTGCACTTCCTACGCCTGTAACGTCTGCTGAAACTACACCAGAATTTGAAACTAAATTTGTAAATGAAACCTGAGTACCACTACCATTATTACCATATCCAAAGATACCTTTGTCACCACCATATGAAGCGGCTGCTAATCCTTCTCTTACTGTACCAACACCTGTAACATCAGCTGCGATTACACCATTAGTGTTTACAAGATTTTTTAAAGAATAATAACTACTAGCTCTTCCATAAGCAAAAATTCCGTTTACTGGTGCAACAGGTGCATCTTCTACAGTATCATCTTCTAAAGGAATCCAACCATTTGTTGAATCTGAATAAACAATATTAAGATTTTGTCCTGATGTACTATACTCTACAGTATAAGTATCATCTTGACCTTGATAATTATTTCCGTTTGAATCTATAAAAATTGAGTTAGTTCCCCATGTTCGAGCATAATCAACTAAGATAATTTGATCTCCTTTTTCCGCTGAACTAGGTAATGTTATTGTGCAAATATTAGATGTTGTATTAATCCAGTAACCATTTCCTGATTCTACTGTTAGAGTAGTTCCAGTTGTTACTGTAGAGTTCCAAATAAGTCCACCTGCTGCAGCGGCTATAACTCCAGACGACCTAAATATATTATTGGCGACTGGTCCGCTCATAATAATCCTATAATGTTTGATCTAGATAGCTAATAACCATGTCTACATTACCAGCACTAGCTAGTTTAACTGAAAGAACATCTGCTGCTTCTAAAACTAATCTTGTTGTGTGTTCAAACGTTGCATTTGCTCCTAGAGCTTGATCTGAATAAATTTCATAATCATCAGCACCTGCATTATCTCTGATATATAAATCAAAAGTTTCAGCTGCTCCTGCAGTTTCACACAATGAAAAATTAAGAATTGTATAAGTGTGTCCACTTGCTACAGTTAATGCATCGACTTCACTATTTGAAATTGCTGCTACTAATTTTACCTTCATTACTTCACTTGCCATTTTTCTATTCTCCTAAATTAAAAACCCATTACAAAGGATTTTCCTGTTGTTGATAATTGTCCGCCTTGAGCGGTTACTGTTCCAGCTGCTATTACATTTGTGCCATCAAAAGTTAAATTAGCTGAACCTGCAAATGCTCCTGAATTATTATATTGAATTTGAGTATTAGAACCTGCTGCTGCAGTTGCTGCTCCAAAACCAACATCATAAACACCAGTGTTTGTTGCAACACCATCCACATAAACAAGTTTATAATCTTTTTCTGTAGTAGACCAAGTAACCGTGGCCCCTGAACCTGATACTGCTTTTAATTGTACTGTGTAAGCACCTGAAGTGCTGTTTTTAATAATGTAAAAAGTTTCTGTAAGAAGAGGAACTGTTACAATTTTGTTTCCTGTAATAGCTTGAGGTGAAACTGCACCAAGAATAATGACTCTGTTTTGAGCAGCACCTGTTAACGCTCCATCATCTACGGCTAGTGCTGTAGTGTTAGCTCCTGCACCTGCTGCATTTAAAGTTTGAATTTTGAATCCACCTAATAATTGTTCCGCAAGGTTTAAGTTAGCGTTAGTTTTTGTTCCCCAAGTACCAGCATTTTCGCCAGTTGCCATTAGCTCTACGCCGAGATTTGTATAAGTTGATGCCATAATTTTGTTCTCCTAATTAGATCTTTAATTTATATTTTATATAAAGTCAATGACGTTTATATACTATTGACGTTACTATAACTAGCACTTTGCGTTGCTGTTACATTACTATAACTAGCGCTTTGAGCTGCTGCTATATTACTATAACTAGCACTCTGTGTTCCTGTAATATCTTTATATCCTAAAGGTGCTACATTTCCTACACTAACAGTTGCTGACACTCCAGTCAAGCCCATGATATCAGCTGGAGAAATTGTTCCAACTGCAAAAGTTGCTGAAACGCCAGTCAACCCCATGATATCAGCTGGAGAAATTGCTCCCACGCTCGATGTTGCTGAAACGCCAACAGGTTGAACTGTTGGATTAGATGTAACATTTAAATCGCCTACAGCACCTAATGCTGCAACGCCTGTTAATGTTGTTGTGTTATCTGTTTGAGGAGATAGAGCACCTACTGCTAATGTTACTGAAACTCCTGTTAAAGGAACACCTTCTCCAATAATAATTGCGCCTACTACAGATGTCGCTGCGACACCTGTTAATATTGTTGTATTATCTATTATAGGAGATAGAGCACCAAAAGCACTTGTTGCTGAAACGCCAGTCAACCCCATTACATCTGCCGGTGTAATTGCACCAACACTTGCTGTTGCTGAAAGTCCTGTTAAAGTTTCTGTAGCTGCTTCAACACTGCCCCAACCATTTTCTCCCCAATCTAAAGTTCCCCAACCAGGATAACGAATAATGTTTAATGAGCCTACTGCTGTTGTTGCTGAAACTCCAGTAAGAGAAACATCAAGACCTGATTCTCCCCAGTTTTCAAATCCCCATGTATCAGAACCCCAACCTAATTCATTGAAAGGTGTAACTGTACCGAGTGATGTTGTTAATTGTGAAGGTGCTGTGATTGGAACATCAATTTGAGTTTGTTCACTCCATTGATTTTGTCCCCAGGTTGTTCCGGATTGTCCCCAAGTATTTGCCATAAGGAATTCCTCCTTATGCTATACCGATAATTGCGTTACCTGCAGTGGCTGCTGGAAATTCAATTGTGAAAGTACCACTTGTTACAGTTTTATCTCCACCAAAAGCAATAACACAACATCCTGGATCACCCGTTGCTGAATCATTAAAAATTAAACAACCGTTAGCTGTGAATGAAGCAGATGTCCATGAGATATTAGCAAAATCACAAACAGCTGTAGTAGAATTTAGAACAGGTGTCACACTTGTAAGTGCTTTTCCTTTTGCAGAATAAGCTGAACCTGATGTGTTAGCTATTTCATTTGTTGTAGTGTAAGCTGTTGTACTTGCACCCATAGATGCTGAACTTGTGTATAAAGCTAAGTTAAAAGTATTTCCAGATGTAACTGTGAAATTGTGAACTGCTTTTAAAATTTCTACTTTGAATGTGTTACATATTGCCGATGCTATTGCCATAATTTTTGCTCCTAGTTATTGAGGTGGTGACTCTATTGGAATTCTTATTGTACCATCTGAGTAATCATCTCTTCTTCTTCTTCCAATTTGCATCGCTGCAAACTTTTGTAGTTCAGTAGTATACTTTTGTTCGTACAATGTCAACAGGTCTGTCGGTCCTTTTAAGAAGGCAAATGCTTCTAGTAAACAAGCATATAGCAACCCTTGAGGGAAGTAATTACTAATGTACGTTGTAGAATTGCCATCGGATCCTGAACCTAATCCTACAGGCATTTTGTTATAATATATTCTAAAATTGTAATTAACATCTGGTGTTGGTGCTAAATAAATTGATCCTGAAGTAGTATCACTTAATCCTGTTGCTCCACCAAACATTGAATAATACACAGGTCTTCCTGTTACATCTTGACCCGTAGCAGAACCTTCTGGTCCTGTTAATCTTCCAACGTATTCAGATAAAAAAGTTTGATCACGTCTCTCTAACCAAAAACCTTGTTCTGTAGTATTAGCTGCATTAAATACTTCTACACCTCTTACAAATAAAGCTCCTGCTGGAACTCTTATATTATTTACATCAGCTGCCATTGTTCCTTCTTGAACATGTCTATCAGCGTCCATTGGTATGTCTAAATTAATTCTGTGTTGAGCGGCCATAATAAAACCATCAACAATAGTTTCTGTAAATACATTTGCATCAACTTCACTATAATCTCTTATAGCTGTTACTAGTGTACTATATGTGTAATGTGATAATCCTGCCATAATTAAGCTCTATCATTAACGGGTCCAATTGTACACTGAAAACCGCCTCCTATTTCTGCACTAGTAGCATTAGCTACTAAAGGAAAAGTTAAATTATTATATAATACAGTTGTTTGTCCAACTGGTCCTACTACTACTGTAGAAGGCACTGCTGTTGCAAGATAACATCCATAAACTTTTGCTAGAGTATCATGCGAAGCTGCAGTTGTAGCTGGAGGGGTATTTCCTTTATAGGGTGCTGAAGTTCCTCTAGTACATCCTGTTAAACTATTTCCACCTATACCTGTATATTGAACTACTTCATTTTGAAATTGTCCAAAAGTTGATGATGTAGAATCTTCGTCTACTTTTTCAATAACAATGTATCCTGCTGTAGGAAAAGACGTTGCACTTGTTAAAGGAATTGTTGTAGCAGTATTATTAAGTGCTCCATTTAAAGTTGTAGATAATTCTAAAATTGTAATCACTACTCCACCCACTGGACTTTTAATATCTTGAAATCTTACATAAGTTGTACCTTCATTAAAATTATTAGCAGGATAAGAAACACTAACACTAGTGTTAGCGGCTGTAGTTGTAAAAGGATTGTTAGGTAAAATATCTTGAACTGGAAATTCTGTTCTTGCAGGTCTTGCGTTTAATAAAGCTTGAGGATCTGCGCCTACTGGATGAGGTTCTAATTGAGGTTGCTTAGGTTCAAATTCAGAAACATGTACTAAAGCTCCTGTCCATTCTTTAACCATTTCTCTATAAGGAAAAGCTGCTCCTGATCTATCGGAGATTGCTAATGCTCTACTGCCTTTTGCGAATCGTGCCATAGTTATGCTCCTGGGTAATATGCTTTAGGAGTAATGTAAGTACTAGCTGGAGATCCGTCTTCGGCTAACGCTCTAGCAAATTCATCCTCATATAATAATTTCATCTCTTGTGTTCTTTGTGGTGCAAATTTCATAGATAAATAATAAGTTAACCCTGAAACCATACAAGGTATAAATCTGTAAGGAGTATCAGTTGCATTAGTGTAAGCTCCTACATCTTGAATTCTTTTTACATAATGAATATTTAAAAAATTTCCTGCTGCTGTTGAATTAGGTAAAGGGTAAATAGTTATAGTAACTTTATCAATAAATCTTTGTATCCAAAATTGTGAAGGTGTTCCATTAGCTGCTTTATTTGCTGTTGCAGAATAAGCGTCTCTTGCAACTTTAGTTAAACCTGTATCAGATTGACTTGTTGTATTATAATTTTGTCTATACGTAACATTTAAAATATCTGTAATACCATAAATATTTGTTACAGGAGTAGTTGTAGCTTGTGGTGAAGCGGCAGCTGCTGCTGCACTGTCAACTGAGTTTCTATAAAAAGTATATGTTCCCGCACCTTCATCAGTTGCATTTACATTAGTAGTAGAACCTACTATTAAATTAATATTAGTGTTTCCAATTTCCCAAAAGTGTGCACCTCTGTTTCCCCATTCTTGAAATAAAATATTTAAAGATCTTCTAGCTGTTTTTAATTGATGTCCAGCAGTCCCGGTTAAACCAATACGCTCATAAGCATCTTGTATAATTTCATCAATAGAAAAGTTTTGATCAAATGCATAGGCTCCTGAAGTAGTGTTAGCCATGTTATCCTCCTGCCGTTAAGTTAGGTGTATTATATCCACTAGTATATAAAGTATACGCTGTAATATTATCTGAATTGGCAACATATATTCCATTAGGAAATAATATACCTCCTCCAAAAGTTAAATCAAATATTTTAGTATCAGGAATATCTACATCACATAAGTGTGTTCCAACTTTATCGCATAAAGTAAGTCTTCCTGCTCCAGTTCCATCTGATGAAACTGATAAACCTTTTAATCTAAGAGGCATGTTTAATGCGCCTGTTGAAAGTGGAGTTTGAGTTACTGTATCTCCTGAACTTGCAGAAGCTGCCGTTGTTCCATTAGCTCCTCTAGTTACTCCTGTTAGTCCAACTAAAGCAGCTGAAGTTGTGGGTAAATAAGTTGTTAAAGTTCCAGCTTCTAACTGTGCGCCCCATATTAAAATTCCTTTAGAACCATCACCCGTAACAGGTGTATTAAAATAAGATCCTGGAGTTGCTCCATCATTAACTGCAATTAATATATTGCTACTTGTACTACTATTAGTGGGAATTATTGAACATCTATACCAACCATCTCCAACAGCTGTTATTGTTGCAGTAGAGTTATTTGTTACTGCTACAGCTCCTGTAGAAACATTAAATTGTGCCGCTTGTGAATTAGAGCCCCCTACTTGAAAAATTAAATTAAGATAATCAAATCCATCTGGTTTTGCAAATATTGACAAAGTTCTATCACTTGAAGAAATAGATTTATAAATAGAAGAACTACTTTGAGCACCACTATTTACTATCATTTTATCAGCAGTTGTAGTTCCATCTGGTGATACACCAGCATTGGCACTAATAGAACATTTTTCTGGTGTCCAATAAGCATTATCAAATTGTTCAGAATAATTAGTTAAGTTGGAACTGATATCTGAAAAACTTACAACTTCACTACTATCTATTGTAGCATTTAAATAATCTGTAAATCCATTAGTAGAGGCCAGTGGAACATAATCTTGTGCCGCTGTAATGTTTGCGGATAACGTAGTAGATACAGGAGAAAGTAATCCTTGAGCTGCGAAAGGTAGTTGTTGAATATCATCTCCTGAACTTGCAGAAGCTGCCGTTGTTCCATTAGCTCCTCTAGTTACAGTAGTTAATCCTGATAAAGAAGAAGCAACTGTTGGTAAATATCCTGTTACTGCTGCAGCCGTTTCTACTTGTGCTCCCCAACATAATACCCCACTACTTCCATCTCCAGTAAAAGATGATCTAAAAAAATTGCTTGTATCTGGAGTACTTCCATCATTAGGGTTAAAAACTTTATAGCCACTTGAAGTTGTATTACTAGGGGTTACAGTACATCTATACCAACCATCCCCAGCGTCTATAATTGTTCCAGTAGCATTTTGGCTAGTAACTATTACTCCAGTGGATATATTAAATTGTACTCCTTGTGATGTGGCTGCGTCTACTTGAAATATTACATTTATAAAATCATAACCAGCAGGTTTTGCAAATATTGACAAAGTACTATTACCATCACTCATTGGTCTAAAAAATATATGAGAAGAAGAAGCACTTGCTGCAGGTATCCAGTTATCAGCAGTTGTAGTTCCATCGGGAGCTACACCAGCATTGGCTGAAATACTACCTATTTGTTTTGTCCAATAAGCATTATCAAATTGTTCTGAGTATTCAAATCGATTTGTAGTAATAGAATCAAAACTTACAACTTCATTAGTTGATTCAATTTCTGCCACGACACTTGTTGAAAAATTAGCGGTACTTGCAACAGGAATATAATCCTGTGTTGCATCAATATTCGCTGCGAGTGTAGTTGCTACACTCATTAAAGCTGACCTAGTTGCCTGAGTCATGATAATCCTAAGTTAATCCTGCGCCAGAAAACTTATCAGTAAATAATGTGTAACCGGCTACATTAGTTTTAGTTTTACAGAAAACTCCAGCGGGGAATAAAACTCCTCCACCAAAATTTAATGTATAAATTTCTCCAGTAGGTACATCAATATATAATTTAGTTGCTCCAGAATTTGAAGTTGTAGTTAATTCTAAAACTCCTGCTCCACCAGTACATGCAATTGAAATTGAATAAACTCTTACCGGCGGCGCTATAATTGCAGATGCTCCTGCAGCTGCCGCTGATCTTGTTGCTTGTATATTTAATTGACTCATATTTTTTCCTTAAAATTTTGTAGGAGCCCCGAAGGGCCCCTTAATTATTTATTATGCTTCTTTTGCAAAAATACCTTGAACAGAAACGACTGTCCAAAAAGCAGTTGAGTTCAAAGATGCAAGAGTAACATGATCTCCTACTTTAGATGTAGCTTTTGTATTAATAAGATCTTTGTCATCTGTTAAAGATCCAGCGTACAAAATACCATCATTAGCATTTGGGCTAATTGTTAAAGTATTGACATCATCTTGTGCAGTATTTACAAATGTAATTACTCTTCCAATTGAAATTGCGGGTAAAGTAAAAACAACACCATCAGTTCTTGATGTAAATGTCATTCCTGCTGCTAGCTCAGGTGCAGTTACAGTGTGACTAGCTGATTTATTTTCAAGATTAAATCCAGTTACTGTTGATTGATTAAACTTACCTTGAAGTACGGGTCCTCTAAATAGAGTTGTTGCCATGATATATTCTCCTAGTTTGTATGAATAGTGTCTCTAGGCCGTTACGCGCTATACTCACGTCGCTATTCAAAATTATTAATTAATGTATAGTGATTAATCTATAGCTTATTTTAAATTGAATCGCAAGGATGTTATCCTTTATAGTTATATACTATTTCTCTGTCTTGAGCTGCTAATACATAATCCACAGTCATAATAGATGCGTTTTGTACTGAGTTTATCATATCAAAAGCAACACCTAATCTAGTTGCTGCTGTAGCTGGAATAGAACTTGATGTAGAACCAGAAATTTGATCACGTACAAATGGTGGATAAATTTGTTGTTCGTTAGTAATAGTTCCATAAAGTTCTCTGTTAATATAAAAATTAACTCTGTTTCTACCTAAACTGTTATTATTAAATACTTCAAAACCAACAGTTACATAAGTGTCTGCTGTCACTGTACCTAGTGCAGCGTATTTTGGATAGTTTCCATCACTAATTGCATCTATATTTGCGTACGTAGAATTGTTGTCTGCTCTACAAACTGCTCTTAGCACAGTGTCTCCAGAAGTTAAATTAAAACCAATACGTCCTTCTCCTGAACCAGATACAGCATCTGTTGCAGCATTTCCCGAAGCATCAATTATTTGTGCTAAACCTACAAATATTGCGGGTGCACCTGTAAAATTATTTAATTTAAATCTTGTTTCAAAATATGTTCTATAAGGAGTTACGTTTTCATCATTACTATTTTGTGGAACATTAAAAGTTAAATCCCCTTGAGTAGTAATTGCATCTGTTGCTGCTGAGTTTGCAGTTGATAAAGCTAGTGCACCTTGAAGTGCGTTTGAAGCGATTGCTACTGTTCCAGCATTACTACCTGTAATAGAAGTGTAGTCTTGTCCCATTTGAGCACCAGCTGTTACAGCTGTGCCAATAACATTACCATTATAAACTTGTTGACCAAAATCATCAAAGAAAATTCTTTGATCTGGATAAGCACCTGTATTTAAATTTTCTAATGAAGGTACTTGATTTGAAAATAAAACGGGTCCTGTAAAATGTGTTGCCTTTGATATTTTGTGATGTGCCATAAATTCTCCTAATTTTTAAAAATTTATACCTTAGTTTTAAGTAGAGTGCAAGAGATCCTTATAAGAAAGTGCGATTTCAGCGATGTAGCTTTGTGACTTAAGTAGCTACAGAAACTTGTGGAGCAGCGCCTTCTACGCTATTTTGTAAGTGAGCAATTCTAGCTTCTTCTAGTTTGATGTCAGTAATGACTCTTTTAACTTTATCGTCAATCTTAACCATCTCAAGAGTATATCTATTATTATCTAGATGCTCCTGTTGCCACTTCAACTCCAAGGACCTTTTTTGTTTGTATAGGTCTTGTATCATTGATAACCTCTTCATAAGTTATTCTATTTAATCCCGAATGATAACTATCTCCGAGATATTCCCAAACTATACTCTTTTCTCCAAGTTTGTCAAGGATAGCTTTTTCAACACTTTCGGCCGTATCTTCAAAATGCTCAATACTAAATTTAGTATGATAATTATAAGCCCAAATGTTAATTAAAGTTTTTTTCATATTATTACTTTCTTAATTAAATGTGGCGGAACTATGTCCCGCCACAAAATGATTATTGCTTACGCACCTTCACAACCGAAGATACCTCTAAAGTCTGAAACGCCGAAAGCGTATCTTTCTCTAGCTTTGTATCTAACATTGCCTGTATCGAAGTCTCCTTCCATTGACGTAGTCAACGGAGTTCTTGAGAACATCTTCATACCATTTGGAACGTCTGTCATAATGTACCAAGAATCAGCGTCAGTTAGGAAGTTGTTCACTCTGTAACCTTGAGGAATCATACCCATTGAGTTGATTGCATTGATGTCATTATCAGCAGTCTGAGTTCTACCTTGAGACTTCATAAGTCTTTCAGCGTTGAACTGATTCGCAGAAGGAATTATCATTTTAACTCCTTTAGCTGCGATTCTTAAACCTCTTTCATCAGACATAGCAGCGATATCAATCAATGCTTGTTCTAATGAAGTTTCGTTTAAGTCTGCTTGTGTGCCAAGTGTATTCGCTACATTACCCGCTATAGTTGGGTGTACTAGCGAAAGTAAGTTTACGCCGTCACCTGATTTAAATGATGATGCTGCCGCTATTGCGGGTAGACCAGTATTTAAAGGGTTTGCGCCTTTTACTTCTTTAGCATTTGACATAGATCTTGCTAGTGCTTTTGTGTATCTAGAAGAAAGTCTGTCATAAAGGTTGTCCTCTATTGCTTCTTCTGTGATAGCGAAAGCTAGCGCGATCGTTTCCATTGTGTATCTAGCAGTGT